TTGCTCGACAGGGAATGCAGTTAGACGAAGAAATGGCTAAAAACGAAAAGCGATTAAAAGCAGTAGCTCGCGGCGGTTTGGGTACTAAGTCACTATTGGGAACTGCCAAGCAAGCAGCGGCAAAGCAGGTTAAAGGAGCTGACAATTCTAGCTCTAACAAAACTGGATTGCCTCCAACATCTTTAATGAACACTAACCTTAGAGGTTATCGTTAATGGAATTGCCTAAAGAGCTTGGTTCTCTTAGTGACCTAAAAAAGCGAGAGGCTAATGCTTTTGAAAGGGATGACATGTGGCATAGCACGCTTGATGACTGCTATGAATACTTTCTGCCTAATCGCAATTTGTTTGATGAAATGACCCCAGGCCAGAAAAAAATGGATCGCATTTTTGATTCAACTGCGCTGGAAGCTATTCAGCAAGGTGCCAGTAAGCTGCAAGAAAACATTGCGCCTATTTGGTCGCGCTGGGCTACCTTTGCCCCATCTGACCGCGTACTTCGCCTTTTAGAGTCTGGCGAATTTGACGTATCTGAAGAAGATATCCGCAAAAACCTTGAAAATCAAGCCGAAACTATCTTTGATTTCATTAACCGCTCTAACTTTGCTACCCAATTCTATGAGCATGCGCTTGATTTGCTTATTGGCACAGGGACATTACGCATAGATGAAGACGATGATGAAGATATGCCCATCATTTTTAGTGCTATTCCGCAAAAAGGTATTGCATTTGAAGAAGGGCCACACGGAAATGTAGAGACTCACTGGCGTAGATTTAAAGTTAAGGCTCGAAACCTAGAGCGTAAGTGGCGTGGCTTTAAAGCATCTGAAAACGTACAGCAAATTATTGACAAAAAGCCTGATACTGAAGTGTCTGTTAGTGAAGGTGTCGTGTTTATGCCTAAAACTAAAACATATTATGGCTGTTTGTGGGTAAAAGGTGACGATGAGATAAGCTGGATGCAAGATTTTGGTGCGTCAAGCCCTTGGGTAACAGGCCGTTACTCTAAAGTGTCTGGTGAAATCCGTGGTCGTGGCCCTGCATTGCAAGCATTACCTGATGTACGCTCGTTAAACAAAGCTAAAGAGTTTGTTTTGCAAAAAGCTGCTATTGATTTAGCTGGCATGTACACAGCCACTGATGATGGTGTGACTAACCCGTACAATTTGGTTATTAGCCCTGGCATTGTTATTCCTGTAGGCTCTAACAATTCAAGCAATCCGTCTATTCAGCGTTTGGATACCGGATCTAACTTACAGTTGGCCCAGTTTCAGATTAATGACATGCAGATGGCTATTAAACGAGCACTGTTTAACGACTTGCGTGACCCTAGTGGCGCTGTTCGCTCTGCTACTGAAGTTGCTATTGAGTCTCGTGAGATTGCAAAGCGTATTGGATCTGCATTTGGTCGGTTGCAAACAGAAGTTTTGATTCCGATTATTAAGCGTGTTGCTGCAATTCTAATTCGTCGTGGTATTATTTCTCCTATTCAGCTTGATAACCGAGATGTTGACATTAAATTTTTGTCCCCATTGGCTAAAGCGCAAGACGGTGAAGACATAATTAGCGTTCAGCAAGCTGTAGCTTTTGTGCTACAAACTGCTGGCCCAGATCAAGCTAAGATTGGATTTAAGCTAGAAGATTTTGGTACTTGGGTTGCTGGTAAAACTGGCGTACCGGCTGAATTAATTCGCAATGAGTCAGAGAAAGCGCAAATAATCCAAGCTGGCGCTCAAGCAGCACAGCAAGGCATGGACGTTTCTAGTCCACCACCACAGCAAGGTCAAACTGCATTATGAGTTGGGATACAATAAACAAAGGCGACTTTAATGCCACTAATGCACAAAAAGCTAATGAGGCAGCCAGATATAAGGCTGCTGAATTAGCTCAAGCCTATCACAGGTGTTTTGGCACTGATGATGGCAAGAGAGTGCTGGCAGATTTAACTCAAAGATTTATTTTTCAAAACGCTACACCCTTTGGTTCCCAGAACCCTAACTACGAAGCCGCATACCATAATGGTGAAAGCGGGGTAGTTCAATTTTTAATCAACCAAGTACAGCAAGCTGAAGTACGATAAAATTACCGTGGAGGTAATATGTTAGATAATACAGAACAGGCCGCAGAAACTAAACCTGGCGATACCCTACTAGATGCCGCAACTCCAACACTTGGAGAAGGTGAGTATTTTTTAACAGAAAATGTTAAAGGCTCAGGCGATACTCCAGATTGGTATAAAGCAGACAAATACAAATCTGTTGCCGAGCAAGCAAAGGCATACACAGAACTGGAAAAGAAGTTTGGCGGATTTACTGGCGCACCCAAAGATGGCTACACAGGGCCAGAAGGTATTGAAAGTAACGATGCGCTACTACAAGAATTAACTGAATTTGCATCAAAGACTAACATGAGTCAAGAAGCATTTGGTGAAGCCTGGGAATTACTTAGCGCGCAAAACGGTGCCGCAGAAACTGTAAGCCGTGAACAGGAAATTGCAAAGCTTGGTGATAACGCTGGTGAGCGCATTAAGCAAGTAGAAGGCTTTTTAAAGAACAACCTAGACTCTGATGATTATGAAAAAGTAATGGATTTAGTTACTGACGCAAAATCTATTGAGCTTGTTGAGGCCTTAGTTAGAGCAACATCTCCAGTCAAGCTACCTATTGATGGCGGAGAAAGTCCTACCGGAATGACCTGGGCAGACATTGAAACAGAGATGTTTAAAAAGTCAGAAAGTGGGCAGCTACTTCGCAGTGTTGATATGAACCATGAGAAGAAAATACAAAAAATGATGCAAGACTTTGGCGGCAATAAACCGCACATTAGAACTTTTGGTTGATTTATATGGGGTGAAAGGTGTATAATCGAGACACTGGACACCCCTTTCTTTTAAGGCCCAGTAAATTTAGGTTGAATGCTGACCAAGTTTACTCGGGTACTCAGCTAAAACCTTGAAAAACTATTTTTAATATTACTCTTTTTCGAGGAAATTCTTATGAGTAACGTACTATCATCCGTGGCAGTCACGGAATTTGACTCAATGGTCAAACACGCCTATCAAGGCACTGGTCTATTGAAGTCTGCTGTAACCGTTCGTAATAACGTAGTTGGCGACACCTACAAGTTCCGTAAAATGGGCAAAGGCCTAGCCAATCAAAAAGCCACTTCTGCTGAAGTAGTTGCAATGAACGTTGGTCACGAGTTTAGCGTAGCTACTCTTGGCAACTGGAATGCTCCAGAGTTCACTGACATCTTTGACGCTCAAGAAGTAAACTTTGACGAGAAGCAAGAGCTGGCTAGCACTATTGCAAATGCCCTTGGTCGTCGATCCGATCAGCTCGTTATTGACGCAATGGACGATGCTGGCGCTTATGCTGCTACTGTTGGCACTGGTGTTGGCGGAACTGCGTCTAACCTGAACATGGCTAAGATTATTAAAGCCCAAGTCTCTCTTCGCGCTAAAGGCGTGCCCAACTCTGAGCTGTATGCTGCTATTAACGCATTAGGTTTGGGTGGTTTGCTGAACGACGAGAAAATCACTAACGCTGATTACCAGAACGTAAAAGCTCTTGTAAACGGTGAAGTTGATACTCTTGCTGGCTTTAAGTTTATTGTTCTTGAAGATCGTGCAGAAGGTGGTTTGACTGTTGCTACTAACGTAGTGGATTCTTACTTCTTCGCCCGTCCTGCTGTTGGCCTGGCCATCGGTATTGACATGAAGACTGACATTGATTGGGTTCCTGAGCGCACTTCTTGGTTGTGTAACGGTATGTTGAAAGCTGGCGCGGTTGCTCGTGACACTGACGGCATCGTTAAGGTTCAATACACTCAGACCGCTTAATGTCGTATTTTTGTAACTGAATGGGGGTTTCGGCCCCCTTTCTTTTAACTTTAAAAGGCTCCCTATGGCTAGTAAGATTCAGCTAATCTCTAATGCGTTAATTTTAATTGGCGATTTGCCTGTAACGTCACTTGACGGAAATACTCGGGCACAGGTTGTAGCCAGTAATTTGTATGACGGCATTGTACAAAACGAATTAACTAAATACCGTTGGGGCTTTGCTCGACGAAAAGCACAGTTAAGCAAGCTGGTAGAAACTCCAATAGGCAATGAATGGTCTACAATGTATCAGCTTCCTGCGGATATGTTAGTTCTAATCAAGCTAAACCCTGGCACTGCTTATCAAATTCTTGGCGACAAAATTTACATTAACTATGATGGCCCGCTGTATTGCGATTACATTGCAAACGTTCCTGAAAGCGACTGGCCGCCATATTTCAACAAGATGATTGAATATGCTTTAGGTATGGATTTTGCCCCATCTATTCGTGACAGCGCAGTCTCAATGGAGCTTCTTGCATCTCAATATTCAAACGCATCTCGCATGGCTAGATTTACAGATTCACAGCAGCATCCTCAAACTCCTATTCAAGATAGACCGTTTATTAACGTAAGATACTAATTTAAGTCCAGACTATTTAAAGGAAGATTATGGCTAAGTCGCAATTTTTACAGAGTAGTTTTGCCAGTGGTGAACTATCTCCTTTAATACTTGGGCGAACCGATTTAGATCAGTATTACAAAGGCGGCCAAAAGGTAGAGAATGTTGTTATTGTTCCGCAGGGTGGAATAAAACGCCGTCCTGGGACAAAAAGAATTGAAGAGGTTTTGCCTACCGTATTAACGCCATTAACTTACA